AAAGAAACCAACGTCTACAAATGTATCATCAGCTAAAGTAGTAACCGCTGCTGTAGTAGTGTCAGTACCATCTTTTTCAATATGAAAATCTAGGTTTGTGTCACCATCGTCTTTCATAAAGTAAACACCATCAGAAACAGCAAGAGGTGTTGTATCGGTTATTTGTAGGCCCATAACAACATCTGATTGCGTTGCATCACTTACTTTAAACCTAGCATTAAAAAAAGCTCTTTTACTGCTGCTTAGTTTAAATGATTCACCTTTTAATTGTAAAAAGTCTAAATCATTATCACCTGCTGCATTAGTAAGCAAAAGTTGACCGCCTGCTCCAGAAGTCAAAGCTTCTGTAGCTGAACCTGTACCAGCTTCAGTTGTAGTGATTGTGAAATCGCCAGAAGCGTAAGTCATAAAATCATTTGAGTATTGATAAAACAACGAACTGGACGGGTTTACCAAGAACATAGGAAGATCCTTCTTATGTTTGGTGGACTCGCTGTTACCAGCGTTAAGTATTAAGTTTTGGAAATGTGGATTAGCCATCTTGAACTCCTTATATTTGTATTAATGGAAACCGTAAACGGCCCTCATCAAGCTAATTAATTTTAAACCAATTTTAGTTTACACTTGAAATATAAATGTCGCAAGAAAAAGGGAGCCGAGGCTCCCTTTCTTAATTGTAGTTGAGTTATAAACGCTACAATCAATCGTTCATTAAGCTCCTTGAGAACCGAAAACAGCTCTGAAGTTAGAATATCCGAATGAATATCTTTCTCTAGCTTTGTATCTCATGTTTCCAGTATCGAAATCACCTTCTAATGCAGTTTGCATTGGAGATCTTTCAAAATACTTAAATCCATCAGGACAGTCTGTTTTCAAGAAGAAAGCATCTGTATCTGTTAGATAATGATTTACAACATAGCCATCAGGAATCATTCCCTGATTTCTAATAGAGTTAATGTCATTGTCAGATGTTCCTACTCTCCCTGGGGTTTGTAAGAGTCTGTCAGCAACAAACTGCAACTGAGGTGGAACAATTAATTTCATTCCTCTTAGTGCAATATTTAGACTTCTATCATCGGTAAATGTAGAGATACTAATTAATGCATCTTCAAGAGAAGTTTCATTAAGGTCCGCCATAGTTGTAGCTCTATTGGCTAGAGTACCACCACCACCTAGCGGGTGATCTGTAGCAATTAATACTTTGCCATCTCCGCCTGTTGTAGAGAACGCATTGTTCAATACAGCAGCAGCTTTGATTTGCTTTGTATTAGCCATAGATCTAGCTAGTGCTTTAGTGTATCTAGCACCAAGACGATCATACAGATTATCTTCAACAGCTTCTTCTGTTAGTGCGAATGCCAAAGCAACTGTCTCGTGAGTATAACGAGAAGTATAACCTTCGTTAGCTGTATCAAATCTGACACCACTACCTTCTGATTTTACTTCAGCATTACCAAACCCAACGATCAAAGTTTCTTCTTCAAACGCTCTATCAGAACTCTCTGTATCAAAGATTTCTGCATGCTCTGCTTCATACCTAGCATATTCCATGCCGAACAAGGCATTTAAGCCTGGCTCTAGTTCTTTCGCTAATTGCGATCTATTTATTGCCATTATTAAACTCCTGTAGGATCAACATAGAAATGCTCATTAAACTTCACTATAACATTCACATTAGCTGAACCTGTAGTACTATTATCTGGATCAGAAGAAAAGCCCATAATCCTAAAAGTCGCAGTTGTTGCGGCTGTTGTTCCAGATAGTTCTACTGCTGACATACCAGTTTTGGTAGATCCTGCGGTGTAAGAAATATCTGCATTTAAGCCTACATCAGTCTGCGCTGGAGAACCGGCACTCTGAATTTCAAATACAGCATTAGGGTCATCTATTACGAAAGCTACAATATCAGATGCTACAGTTCCATCGGGGAAAAAAGATTTGAATACAACATCACCGTTTGTATCGGTAAATTGACATCCTCTAAATACACCTATGGACTCATCACCGGCAGCAGCTACAAGTATAGTACCTGCATTGGTCATTTTAACTAAATCACCTGAAAAAATATTCCCTGAAGCACCAGAGGCAATTTTGTATTCTGTTAAACCGTTAGAAGTTACACCAGAACCTAATTTGCCTACTAATCTTGCTCCAAATGGGGCATCTTTATTAGCCATAATAAGTTACCTATATTATTTAAAATTAATAAATGATGGTCAACTTCGCTGACCACCTCCAAAAGTTACTTTGCTTGACCTCTCCGGGTTCAAGATTGGAGAGTTTGGATCTGATTCCCTTAAAAGATCATTATCTACAGCGTCTTGCTGTGTTTGCGCACGACCTTCAAAGTAGGAGTTTCTTTCTTCGCGCGTTTCATTAGGAATCTTAGCCAGCAGCAAACCGCCAACTGACACTACTCCTGCATGTTTACCGTCATCTAAGGTAGGAAGTTCGAATCCTTCTAACTCATCGGCTCTAACAAGATCGAAACCTTCTCTTAGCCTTGATGTTACATTTTTTCTATCTTCACCGCCTGCAAGTTCGGCTCTAATCCACCTGTAAGTATAACCTTCAGGGGCAGGAGGAGTATCCAACATTGATGGTGGACTCCATGGTTTGCGAGCAACTTTTTTAGCTCGAGTGTCGGCAGAACGTGGTGTTCTGTTTATATCTTTTTTATCTTCTGTCATAGTTTTACCTTTTAACATATTTAGCGTACTCATCTAAGGGTACGTTTAATCTTTTAGCCATTTGTACTTCTGAGGGAGACAATTTAACTTGTCTTTTATTGGAGCTAGCATTACCAGCTACCCTACCCGCTGAAGCCACTTTTTGTTGAGGCTTAGATTTAACAGAAGATTCATTAAACTTCTGCGGGAACTCTTCACGAATCCTCTTATCAACCTCACTATAGTACTCTTCCGAACCAAGGTCAAACCCTTCACTTTCTAATTGTTTGTTGATTGCCATAGCACCCATAGTCATTACTTCGTCTTGACCAAACCATTCGTTATTTTCAACCCATTCTTTATCTCTTCCAACTAACTCTGGAACAGTAGCTTGTTGGGTTTGATTTTGAGGGGCCTGATTAGGATAGTAATTTTGATAGTCAACTTGTTGCTCTTCTTGTTGCTCAATAACAACCTTAGATTCTGATACTTTATTCTCTTCTACGGCTATCTTTGCAAGAACTTCTTGAGCTTTTGCAACCTTGTCATAATCTGCAACTTCATGTGCATTTTTCAAAGCTGCTAGTGCTTGAGCCTTTTGTGATTTAAGTCTGCTTTCTGCTTCATTAAGATAGGATTTATCTAAAGATGTAGATCTACTTTTTAGAACTTGGTTTTCTTCTGCAATTCTTTTTGCATACTCATAAGCAGACTCTTGACCTCTTTCGGCCTCTCTTAGCTTGCGAGTAAGGGTATTAATCCTTTTCTTAACTTTTTCTGAATAATCTTCTAATTCATCTTCAGACTTTTGTTGTGGTTCCTCCGAAACATCTTCAATAGCTTCTTCTGCTTCTTGATCGGTTTCTTCTGGTGTAGCAAGATCAGCTATCTTACCGCTAGTTTTTTCTTCAGGAAGATCTACTTCTACAACCTCCCCTTCTTCTACTAGCTCTTCTTGCTTTGCTTCTTCATTCATTTTTACTCCTTATACTGCAAGAATATCATCGGGATCTAATATGGTAGCGATAACTTCATCATCATTAATGATTCTGCATTCAGATTCGTCTCCGAGTTTGAAACGAGCGCCAGCATATCTACCGATTAATACCCATTGTTTCTCCTGACACCAAGCCTCAGTAAATTTACTCGAGTCTTTATAGCAATCAGGACCCATTTTAACTACGTACCCCACAACGGTTGCTAGAGATTCTCTATCAACTTGTGATTGTACTAGGTGTATTCCACCATCAGTTACTGCTTTTCCTTTGTAAGGAAGAATAAGTATCCTCCAACCCGTAGGTTGAGGCATTCTTTCTAAAATCGATTTGTCTAAAAGGGTTGGATCTAAAACTCTAGCTGATTGTTCTACGTAGGGTAGTACTTCTTCTGGTTGAGTTTCTTCTGTTTTTGGAGTTTCTGGTTCTTGTGCGTTCTCTTTTTCTATTGCTTGGGCAATATGTTCAGGTACGTGTATCTTCGACATCTTCTTGTATTTTTCCTAGCAGTTCTCTATATGTATTTTCTGTGTCGACCAGAGAACTGTAGCGTCCACACAGATACTGATATTGCGCAAAATCTTTGGTGCCAGCCAAGATTGTGTCTTTTACGCTTTCCTTTTGGGCCTCAAGTTCTTTTAAAAACTTTTGGCTCATCCAAACTACTGACACCTAATAAACGCCAGAAAACTTGCCGCCAAATTCAGCAGCTCCCATACCTCTAGCTTTACCTTTACCCATTCCAGGTTTAGGTGAAGTGTTAGCATCAAAAGTACCTGCATCTGTTTTAAGAGGCACAGAACCTTTGTTACTGTAAGGATTTTTATCCTTCATTACAGTAGGAGTTTTTTGTTGGCTAATATCAGTTCTTTTAATCATGTTTTTAATTATTCAGTACAACCTAATTATTTGCAAGTTTTATTTACCCTGCCCTCGGTACTTCTTTTTGGTTTTCCTTTTGTTGGTACCTGCACCTCTACTCAAGGCGCTGTTACCTATAGACGTTTTTTTCTTAACACGCCGTACTTTTTGAACGTCAAAAGTTTTAGGCACTACTGTTGTTTATTGGCTTGCTCCATAAGCTTGAACCTTGCCTGTTGTTCCAACCTGGCCCTAGCTGTATCGTCTCTCAGCTCTGCAATATCTTCTTGAGTATCTATTCTTTCTCTATCAACATTAATTCTTTGTTGGGCTTCTTGAGCTTTTCTTTGTTCAGCCGCTAAGAACTGTTGTTGCTCTATAGATAACTCTTGACCTTTCAGAGCCAACTCTTGTTTTCTTATGGCAACTAATGGATCTTCATCTTGTGGCGCTGAAACCTTCTGATTATATTCAACTAACAGTTCAGCAAGTATAGGTGATGAGAATTGTGCCAATATATCTCCTGCTTGTAAGGATAAATTTTGTGCTTCTTGTGGTGATGCCTGTTGAGCTTGCTGTTGTATTTGCTGGAACTGTTGCATAACTTCTGGTGGCATTTGTTGTTCACCCAGTATGTCAGCCTTCATCTGAAGATGCTGCATGATATGTGAATGAATCAAAGCTTGCACTTGAGCATTCATTTGCACCGGAGGTGTGTTTAACAAAGACATATGGATTGCAATATGTGCATCATGATTTTGTTGTGGAAATGCTTGAGCTTGTTGTCCTAGTAACAATTGATTGTTTTCAAAACCAGCCTCTAAAGGCAAAGGATCTGTAGGAGGTGGAGGTGTCAGTATTTGTTCTACGTTATCAACACCTATAGCCGCATACATTCTTTTGTAAGCTTCGTATGTACCATTAGGCCCATGAACTTGAGGATTGGATTGAACCAACTGCATCATCTCTTGTGCCATAGCAATCCTTTGAGATTGACTAAATATATCAGGATTAGATATTGGGAATATATCTACCTTCTCATCAAAGTCAGATAGTTTGATAGTTGTTTCGTTGTTTGCTACCGCGTATGGATACTCTTGCGGTAGGTACTCTTGGAAAACATCAGATAGTATTTTAAATTCTTTCTTTTGAGAATTATGTAATCGTTTGTGTATTGCAGACAACACCTTAGTAGATCTTTCTAGTAATGCTAGCGTTGTGCCTACAGGTGCATTTGGATTACCTTGCCCTGTATTTATTTCAGCAATAGATGCAAACTTTTGTCCTGAATTAACCAGTATGTTCAACAACTGAAGTAAAGTGCCACTAGGCTCTTTGAAAGGTAACGGTTGTATTGAATCACGTAGAGATCCACCTGGAGCGTCTACGTCTCTAAACTCACCTGGCTGTATGGGAGTATCTTCATCTCTAATTCTAATACCTCTAGTTTTAAAACCAGCAGGCAAGTTAGCCAAAGTTCCTGCATCAATCAGCTGACGCATTATTGAGGTTGATGCTTTGGATAAACCGCCGATCATATGAGTTAGACCAAAGCCATAGAACCCTAGACCAGGTAAAAACTTAAAATGGACAAAGTATTCTATTTTAGTTTTAAGAGGATCATCTTCTCTGTAGTTTCTTCTAACAGAAAGTATATCGTTTGAGTTAGCATCAATAGTGACTATATACGGTAATTTTACACCAGTAAGACGACCCTCATCGTCTGTATCCTCAAAGCCGTCTAGATCTAGATTACAATGTACTTCGTATAGTAGAGATACTTCGCCATCATCATATGAAGGCTCCATACCAGATAGCTTGTCTATTTCTTCTTTTACGCCGCTATATTCATCAGCACTATCACCACTACTTATATCTATCTTTTTGTAAAATCCTACAGACTGTAGTTTTCTAACTTCATTTTCTGAAATCTTGATAACATTTGTGATTCTGTTACATGTTTCAAGATCGGTAGTGTAGTAGGGAACTATTAGATCTTCGGGCGCTACAAACTTTGATACGGCCCTACCAAGACTTTCATCATAATAAACTTTTTTAAATGCAGATCCTGCTAAAGGCAGGTAGAAAAGCATTTGATCTAACTCTTCATCAAACTCCTCCATAACATGAGTAATTTGATAGTTCATGAACTCTTTTACCCTTTGGGCTTGCTCTTCAGCTAATGAGTCATATGCACCTATAACTTGTGTTTTAACAGGGCCGCCTGCTGGTAACAATTCTTTATAAGCTTGTGCCTGGAAGGTCGTTACAGCTTCACCTAATAAAGGGTGAATAACACCACTAGCACCAACAAAAGGCTCTGATCTTTCCTCATCAAAGCGCATACCAAGATACTCTAAACCGTCTTTATATGTTTTTTCCCAATCATCTCTTGAGGCTTTATCTTTCTCTATTCCTGCAATCAATTCATTGGCAATATTTCGTAATTCTTGAGGATCTAAAACTTCGGCTAGATTGCTGTCAAAATCTGTATCTATTTCTTCAACTATAGAAGCTTCGAGAATAGCACTACCATCCTCTTGCATTTGGAACCCCTCTGTACCTCTGTCTTTTATTGCCTCTATAGCAACACTCATGTCTTCTTGACCAAGCGGCACTTGATTCTGTTCGTTAAGTACTGTTGGGTTTATGTCTTTTTCTATTGCCATAGTCTTAGTAGTATACTCTCCTTACTGGTGCTTTCTCTTTATCTGAGTAATCATCATCAAGGGAAACTAAACCACCCTCCCTAAATCTCATCAGAGCTTGCGTCATAGTATCACATAGGTCATCATTTTTACCAAAAGGAAAAGAGGCACACTCTTCTATCATCTCATCTGCAAACTTTCTTTCAGGTGCATATACCAAACCAGACTCAAAGATAGGTGCAACCGAGTGCATCCTAGTAGATTTATCGTGTCCCCTGGTTGGAGAGTAATTAACTACAGGTATACCCAATCTTCTAAGTTCATGTGTCAAGGGTGTTCCAGATGCCTTGGCTTCTATCAAAACCATATCAGGTTCCCAGTACTGGTATTCTTCGTATGCCACACGTTTTAACTCTGGAAAGTCCCAACGATCTTTTTGAGCATCCAATAGTATTATGCAATCAGGTGAGTCAGGCGTAGGCTTGAACACACCCCACGTTGAAATAGCAGTC